GCAATCAAGGGTGCTTACTACGGCCCACAGATGTCGCTTGCTACTGAACAGGGGCGCATCGGTTCGGTGCCGTATCAGTCAGAGTTTCCAGTCGATACGTTCTGGGACTTGGGCATTGATGACAGCACGGCCATTTGGTTCGTGCAGTACGCAGGCAAAGAAATCCACATTGTCGATTACTACGAGAACAACGGCGAGGCTTTAGCCCACTACGTCGGTGAGATTGAAAAGCGGGTGAACAAGAACGGTTGCCGGATGGGTGACTTGATACTGCCCCACGACGCCAAGCAGCGGGAACTGTCAACGGGACTGACCCGCCAGGAGACGCTGGAGAAGCTGGGCTGCAAGACGGTGATTGCTCCAAGTCAGTCCGTGGTTGATGGCATCAACGCGGCACGGCAGATCATGGGCCGTTGTTGGTGGGATGCTGAGAAGTGCGAACGGGGCATCGAGGCACTGAGGCAGTACGCCAAGGACTACGACAGCATTAACCGGACATTCCGCCAGAAGCCCCTGCACAACTGGGCATCACATGGGGCGGACGCATTCAGATACGGCGCTATCACGAAGATAGCAGCGAAGGCAAAGCGAACAGAGCGTTCGCTATCACCCAAGATTGCAATGGTATGAACAGAAGTTCGATCCTTGATGGATGCGTCATTGACCGGGGGTTTGACGACGACGATTGTCAGGATATGTGGCTGCGTTCAATCGCTGAACACGGCTGTATCCAACACGATCCGGTGGCTTGGACGGCAGAGGATTGCCTTTCAACGGAATACAAACACAGCAGGCTCCGCGCCTTGCTGCAAGATTTAATGGAGGATTGATGGCACGACCGACGAAGAAACCGGCTGAGATTGACGGTTCACCCGAACACCGCGCACTTGCTATGGCCCACGCAGTCAGCCTCATGGGTGACGCTGTGAAGCAGTACGGCCCTGTAGAGGCTGGTGACGTTGTGCTGACCCTTGCGAAACGATTTGAGGATTATATTGATGGCTGACCGCACCCCCGATAACAACGAAATCGGCTCCCTGCGCAAGATCATCCGCGACCACGACCGGCGGCTTGCTGCGCTTGAGGCTGCGTTGAATGAATTGCTGGTTGAACTCGATGACGAGAAAGAAGCAGCCTGATGAAGATGGACGAGCAGACGCTAAAGGCCATCCTGAAGGCCCATATTGCGTCCGCAGAAGGCTCACACCTCGCCGCTGGCACAAGCCTGTCAGACCAGCGCCAGAAGGCACTGGAATACTACCGTGGCGAGCCGTTCGGCAACGAGGTCGAAGGCCGGTCGTCTATTGTCTCGCGGGATGTGGCAGACACAGTGGAGTGGATGCTGCCCTCACTGCTTGAGATTTTCACGGCGGGTGACGACGTGGTGCGGTTTGATCCAGTCGGCTCTGAAGACGAGCGGATGGCAAAGCAGGCCACGGAATACTGTAACCATATCTTCACGAAAGAGAACGATGGCTTCCAGGTGCTCTACGACACCTTTAAGGACGCATTGCTCCAGAAGATGGGCATTGCAAAGGTCTGCTGGGAGTACCGTGAACACAAGACCGTCAAGCGGTACAAGGGTCTAACGGCTGAAGAACTTGCCAAGCTGGAGCAGGATGAAAGCCTGGAACTGGATGAGGTAACGGAGCGCGAAGAAGAAATCGCGATGCCCGACCCGCAGACGGGTCAGCTTATCCCGCAGATGGTTCCTGTCATGGATGCGCGTTTCATTCATACAGAGAAGCGTGGCGGGGTCCGTGTTGACAGCGTACCGCCTGAAGAATTTATGTTCTCACGCCGCGCGGTTAAACTAGAGGACGAAGCGGGCCACATGATTGTGCCGTTCGTCTGTCACCGGGTGAAGAAGACCCTTTCCGATCTGGTTGCGGAAGGCTACGACAAGAAGCTGCTGGCGGACATTCCTTCGTCTGATGACGGGGAATACAACCAAGAGCGCACAGAGCGGTTTGACGACGCTGACCTTGAGGGCATTGAGGTTGACAAGTCCATGCGGACCATTTGGCTGCATGAGTGTTACCTTCGTGTTGACATGGACGGCGACGGCATTGCAGAGACGCGGAAAGTTCTGGTAGGCGGCAACGGCCACACGATCCTTGATAACGAAGAGATTGACGAACAGCCCTTCACGGTCATCACTCCCGTACCGATGCCCCACACGCTGGTCGGTGACAGCATCGCAGACCAGGTGATGGACGTTCAGGAGTTGAAGTCCACGATCTGGCGTCAGCTTCTCGACAACATCTACAACGTCAACAATACGCGAAATGCGGTATCGAATAAGGTTGATCTTGATAGCCTGCTGAACAACGCCGTGGGCGGTGCGATTGTCGTTGATACGGAGCAGAACGATGTCAGCGGCCATATCGTCCCGCAGGTTACGCCCTCGATTGCCGGTCATATCTTCCCGATGCTGGAATATGCCGACCAGGTGAAAGAAAGCCGTGCCGGTGTGTCGAGGCTCAACCAGGGCGTGGACCCTGATGCGCTCAACAACACCGCATCAGGCACTGCTATGCTCATGTCGGCCTCGCAGCGCCGCATTATGCTGATTGCCCGTGTGTTCGCCCAGACGGGTGTTCGGGATATGTTCCGCAAGATTCTCCGCATGTCGGTGAAGTACCAAGACAAGCCCAAGATGATCCGCCTGCGCAACCAGTTGGTTGAGGTCGATCCGGCGTCATGGAACGCCCAGATGGACGTGACGGTGAATGTCGGGCTTGGGTATGGCAACCGTGAGCAACAGCTTGTGGCACGTCGTCAGATTCTTGACTTGCAAAAGTCGGCGGTTGAATTGCAGGGCGGTGTGAACGGCCCGATTATCTACGCCGACCATATTTCCCATGCGTTCAAGAAGTTCATCGAGGCCGCTGGCGAGCAACAGCCCGATGCCTATGTCATGGACGTTGACCCGGAGCAGGCCCGACAGCCCCCGCCTGAACCCGGCCCCGATCCTGAGATGCAGAAATTGCAGATGGACATGCAGACCAAGCAGGCCGAAATGCAGATGAAGGGCCAGCTTGAGCAGCAGAAGGCGCAGGTTGGCGTACAAGCCAAGCAGGCTGAACTTCAGATGAAGGCCCAGGCCGAGGAACGTAAGGCCCAGCTTGAAATCCAGAAGATGCAGCTCGAATATAAGAAACTTGAGATGGAGCAAGCCGCAGCCGCCAACGAAATGGCGATGAAGCGCGAGGAACATCAGCAGGAAATGGCGATGGACCGCGAGAAGTTCACGCAGGAAATGGCGCTGAAACGTCAAGAGGCCGAGTTCAACGCCCGACTTCGTGCATCGGAGTCGCAGCAGAAGGCCGGATTGGCCGCACAGGCCGCAAACAAGCCCGCTGAGACGCCCAAGGAAGCGCCGATGCCCAACATCACCATTCTGAACGGCAACAAGCGCCGTCGTGTGAATTTGGAGCGTGACGGCGAAGGTTCAATCATGGGCGCGGTGGTGGAAGATGACGACTAGCTACATGGAACGCTACACCCGCGAAGAAGGCGGAACGTGGTTCGACGTGTACCCCCGTTCAACAGGCAGCACCGACGCTGGCCTAGTGGAGATTGCCACCAACTTCGGGATGCACAGCTTCGTGACCGAAGACGGGCGGATTTGGGATGAAGTGAACGGTTGGAACGCACATGACGGTTGAATCCAGCCCTCCCATTGGCAAGCCGACCGACAAGGTTCTGGATACTACCCAGGTTACACAGACAGACGGCACTGTTGCCGAGCGTGAGGCACCAAAGCGCCGCCGTCCTGATGACGACGCGCTCCTATTCATTCTAGCCAACATCTGAGGCACATGGACGAAGACGAACTTCGCAAGGACCAGCATCGAGGCCAGCAGGCCAAGGCGCTGCTTGAGAACAAGATTCTGAAAGAGGCCTTCGACAAGGTGGAATCGGAATGTCACCGGCTATGGGCCGAGGCAAAGAACGCAGACATTCGGGAGGGCATGTGGCTTCGGTTGCAGTCCCTCGAACACACCCGTTCCGCTATTGAGGGCATCGTCAAGAAG